TGAGACTGAGCTTATTTTCGTCAAGCAAGAACGCGCCCGCCTGCGTGCAGAAAAACGGTTTATTCATGACAGGCGTTCCAAAACATTGGATGCTTATCATTTGCTCAAACTTGATATTATGGCCAACAAAACCACAAAAACTAACAGGTCTTCGATACAATTTTTTGAGATACTTGAAAACTTTTGTCAACTCGTCAGGCCCGAAGGGAGTCTCCCTGTGGCACAAGGGAATGACGTAACCTCGCTTGCCATTGTGACTGAATTGAACAGTCAGTGGCTTGTTACCGTGGTGTCGCATCAAACCAATTGTCTCATAGTCAAAGGCGACGAAGTCTTCGCCGGTCAAGTCATTTGTGATAAAGTCGATGTAGTCTTTTACTTCGGAAACTGTTGTGAACAGTTCGCACGAGCCAATCGGTATGGAGATGTCTTCTTTCGTAGTCAGCGCAGCAAGGTCACGACGCAGCACACTGATAAGGCCAGGACTGCGTGCAACATGCGAAGGATGATAAGTAGCCGTCAAAGCGCAAGCGTGGCCGTCTATCTTGTGTTGAAACTTTCTACCGCGCACCTTGGAAATCTTTACGTCATCCTTACCGTACAGGATTTTTAATGCGGTGGCACCTAGCGCAACAACAATTTTTGGCTTCAGCGTTTGAATATCACGATGCAAAAATTCGAGACAATTTCCAATTTCAGCAGGCGTTGGAGGCGCGTTGCTTTTGAAACGACAAAGGGACGTTATCGCATAGCTACGGCCAAAATTTGCAGCGGCCATAACACGTCGAAAAAGTTGTCCACTGGCTCCCGTAAAAGGTGTGGTGCTTTTTGCTACCTTGAAGTCATCGGGCAAATCACTGACAAAAAGAACATCCACGCTAGATCCATCATCGCTACCAGTGACCTCACAGACAGATTTCAAACACGTATCAAAACGGTGACACGACGTCTTTTTGCAGCGTGGCGGCAATAATGTGCGCATTCCAACCTCATATGCGAAGGTACTTCGGAGAACTGTTATCCAACAAACGAAGAGCGTCGTCAATATCCAAGCAACGAATATGATCGAAAGGCAACGGCGCGTCGATGCACGCCATTGACGCACAATCAAAGTTGTAATTTACAACGCGCTTGGAAGCGCACACCCAACCCCACACGTCGCCAAAGGACGGAATAAAAGATTGCCAGATCCGAGTATCGCCTAAAGAGCAAAACCGATGGTATGCGTTCCGAGCATTATCCACACCAAGCATCCCGGCAGGCCCAAAATGTGACACGACAACGCCAAGAGGTGACATGAGGCAAGATAGCATCCGAAGAAAAGAATCAGGGAACTGTTCTGCGCCAACATGAAAATCACAAATAATAAGGTCGTACTGTTTTTCTTCGGCAATCAACTGTGCTGCGTGTTTCACAGCGTCGGCTTCAAAAAATTCTACTTGCACGGAGTCGAAGGCACTACTACCGTCAGGCATCTGTGACCATGCCGGAAGGTGCTTTTTTGCCTCTTGGCAAACCGCTGCGTCCATTTCAACGGCACGGACATTGCGCACCGAAGACGCTACAAAGGGCAAAAGAACGGGGAGGATTCCACCCGGACCTACGCCAAGAACCAAGGCTCTTTTAATACGTGGCATACACCACACGTGGCTCAAAACACAAGCGGGCACAACCATAAGCTCGTGGTACAGTCGTTGATCCAAAGAACTACTCATCAGCGTATTGTTGAGCCACAGCGTGCGTCCAAACTTTGGTGTATCCAAAATTTCGATGCGTTGAACACCCGTGCTACGATCCACCACGGTTTGCAAAATGGTGTAAGCGACACCGTCGTCGTCATAAACGGTATGTGTTGCCGAGCCTCCACGCGTGCGAATGGAACCCGTCGCAGGCATCGCAATGTCTATTTGACTTTCATTGAAGTTGGACGATTCTTGAAAAACAGTGGGCGAAACTTGGTTCAGCATGATTCCTCCTGCAAAGGGCTACTGTATGTTTACAGCACAACAAAAACCCCACGCGATGCCGCAAAGCATTGGCGTGGGGAGCAAATGAAGATGCGCGTAAATTTCAGGCAGGTTTGCTCATGTCACGGAGATCAACCAAAATTGCATGCACGTCTCGAATACACTGCTTATGAATCAAAGGAAGTATCCAATTGTATCCCTGCTTTTTGGGTCTAATAATGCGTATACCACTATACGTTTCCTCAACGTAAAGTCCAGGCAGCAAACGCGTAATAGAATCGTCGCCAATTTTCTCAATAGGTGCAAGGACGAAACAACCCTTGTTGCACCCAACGTGAGTCTCGCGAAGAATTTCGGCCTTCCAAAATTCTGCATTTTGTGGCGACGGCCCATCGTAAAGAGAGTTCACAACACCAATTTTTCCAAGCGACTTGGTGATAATCTCGTTACGACTTACCTTGTCGTTATTGAGAAAAAATTTGACAATTACCACACATCCTATTGCGGGACTAGGATCAATCCTGCCAAAGACTTCCATGTGAGGCTCCTGAGTAAAATGACACACCTTACAGTGTGGCGGGTAGATTGTACGTGCTACTCCCGAAACTTGCTAGACTCGCGCTCTTTGTCGGATTGAGCTGCACGGTGATCTCAACGTAATAAATCTCACCCATCGCGAACGCAGAATTTCCGCTTAGATTTGGAATGATCATTTCCTTTTTCACCCAATCCATATCGGAAATAATATTGTTTGTCGGGTAATAATTGACACCATTTTTATCCCGAAGGGCAAAAGTGAGACTGGCCTGAAAATCTGCCTTACCCGTTACAAACAAGCGTTCAGGGGGATAGTCCTTCGCAACAAATGGATAGAGCTTTTTAATGATGCCAATCGAAGGATTGTTATTTACAAAACGAGTAGTAACGTAGCCACCGGAATATTCAGTGATCAAATCAATGGCAGATCCACTTGACTGCACTGTCACACCCTCGATAGGCGCGGTGCGATAGTCGTCTTGCACAAGAGAACTTGGCTCTTTGATCTTTGTACGTCGCGGCTCGTAAATCATGCTCTGCACAATTGCGGCGCTGGCACCGGGATACCGAAGCCACGCAATAATGAGCGAGTTTTGAACTTGAGATGCGGGTAAAATGTTGTCCTTGATTGAAAAAACGGGAGGGACGCCGCCGCTGATTTCTTGATATTGATGATCAACCGTAAGCGTGTAGTCCTTGGCAATACTAGTCAACTGGAACGCAAAATCATAGGACTCATCACTAACCAAGGCCACGCCGCTAGGAAGGATCGCTTTGAATGGCGCAATACGAATCACGTTGCTAAATGGGATTTGCAACGTGCCGCCTTCAAGAATAACAGGATTTGCCAACGCTTTGATAATTTCTGCGATGCGCAAGGCAACGACAGGGTCGCTATAGTTGACAAAAGTTCTCAGAGCCATCAGCGTCTCCCTACGGTTGTGGACGGTGTAAATACGCGGTCATACCTACAGCACGCCCGTACAACTCAAACTGAACTTTACTCAAAGACGTACCTACTACGTCAAATTTGAATACACGCGGTCCCGGACTCGACGTGGCAGGAATAGGCGTTTGCCAAACTTCAGGACGAAACACGTCGGAATAGCGCAGCACGGGCACAGCGTCACCGCCATGCACAAGAACAAACAGAGTGGTAAGTTTGCGTGCGCACAAGCCGCCAACAGACCACAAAAAACCACTGGTCAACGTAATTTGAAAAGTGGTGGCCGCTACATTGGAAATAGTAAACTCACCGTCGAAATCGTTTGGACTTACTCCCCACAGAGAAACAATACTTCCAGTGCGCAGATCATGAGGCATCGTCGTGGTGACACGATAGGTGCCACCGCCAAGATCCAAAATATCAAACACTGCCCACGTGCGAGTCACGCCAAAAGCCCGCGATTGATATCGAGGCTTTGTCTCGTCGGCAGAGGGCGGAATCAACGTAGCGATACCGTCCACAAAGCGATTCAACTGCAAGGGAGCTATTGCTTCAAAGCCGTAATGAAAGCCATTAAACGCCATGATGCCCGGATTGAAAAGAACAGCAGTGATCAAAAAGTTCCCGGACAAACCCGCTGCTGCTTTTTCCAAAAGAACAACGGCATCGCCTGAACCTTGTGATGCCACAACACCACTATTGAACGTCGTGTTGTTTATTGCATTGATCATTTCAGTGCGGGTGGCAGACTCACTCAGTCCTATCTGAAACTCGCCAATCGTATGATCGGGCGATCCTGCCCTTGCCGTAATCGTCTTGAAAGGCGCTAAGGCAATCGTGTCGCCGTCAGTGATTGCACCGTTGAATCCAGTAAAATCAATGGAGCCATACGCTTTCTTAGCATCAACAAAATCGGCGAAAGTTTCCATCCACCGAGGACGGCGAAAATCCTCGGATACAAGAATATCGACATTTCCAATAGGCGGCGGCGCACCCAACAAAAAGTTGAAAAATGCAGAATCCGCTAACCCTTCGGATACAGCGTCAACGGGCAAATAGTTTGACGGCATCTCCAAGCGTTCGGAAATGCGGCGAAGATCCCGAATAGACGACACGCTCAAGCCGTCCCAAAAAACCGCAGCGACAGGGCATATCTGATCAAATTTTGAAGACTGGTAAGGCTCTTGATGCGCATAAATAATGATCGTGCTATTTGGCCCGTCATTTGTGCGCGAAAGCACCGTGATCTGCGAAAGAGTTTTGAAAATACTATTTGACGTTACAAACTGTTCAGGCTTGTACGTTCCGGGCAATGTCACGTTGTCCAACCATGTGACGCCGCTAAACGTAAGTGTTTCGATCAGCAAAGCGTTGTTGACATCCGTTCCACGCAACTCCAAAACAACTTCCATTGTTGGCGTAAGCGCAGCGCGTGTCAGCCCAATGACAATTTTGCTATTGTCATACAACGTGGTGTCTATTGTAGCGGGCACGTAGCCCATGCCGTCGAGTCGTGTTGCGAGTTTTACCATTTGAGGTGTATGAATCAAATCGCCTTGCGCATCGAAATACATTGTGAAAATTTGTGGAATCGGCCCGTAGCCTTCAAAACTCTTGGTTGGGTTGACCACGGTGTTGAAGGCTTTGCCGCCGCTAATGATCAGTTCCCAACTGCGAGGAATGTCGAACACCAATTCATTGTTGGTGACGGATACAGGCGGTTCCATGCCGTAAACGTGAAAATACTCCACAATGACATTGGCAGGTATGATTTCATCCTGAGAAAATACAAGAATATTTGTTGACGGAATAAAATCGACGCACAAGCTATTCGCGGGGGAGCCTGACTCGTAGGCACTCCCAAGAAGTTTGGGATAGTGCAGGAGCGCCACGTAACGTGCATAAGGTCCGCCGTATCTACTCTCACGCGTGCGTGTACCTGTGGCGTCGTCAATCAAAATTGCCACGGACGGAATCGCCTCAACACAGCGGTGTCCTGGTACACCAGACACGTTATTGTCACGTGCAAAGACGTAGCCGTGTTTAAGCATCTGGCTGTAAAGCGTTAAGTCGCCCGCGCTCAGATCTGCCAAGCCAAGATTGTGTGGAGTCAGGTCTGAACCCGTGCCCTTCATATTGCGATGCTCAATGTCCTTGACACTGAACCACGGCCTGTTCCAAGCGTAGTTGGACGCGCTCATGTCGATTTCCAACTGAACGCCGCCGCCTGTCTTTTCAACAACAGTGATCACGGCTAACACGACACAATTCTTTTTTCGAGACACGCTGAAAGATGTCACGTCATTCCACGTGGCAAGTGTTGTGGATTGCAGTGTCTCGATGTCAGGCGCACGTTCTGTGCGAACAGGCGCAAGATCGTTGTAGTCGTTGAGTCGTTTTTCCACGCTGTCGTCAAGCAAGTATTCAATGAACAAAACATGGATCGAATTTATCGCGTAGCTACTCAAAGCAAACTGAAGCTGCTTTGCAACAAGCCATACGAGATTTCCGTCTTCGGTAACTGCAACGCCTAAATTGACATCTACACGTTCGGGGATTGTCGCATTTGTGCTAACAACCAAAGGACGCGTCAAATCACTTGTGCTGATCTCTCGCGAATCAGCGTCGTCTACGATGCCATGACTACTTGTGTACGCGGCAAGCCGTTTAACGATTTCTTCATTGAACACTTGATACAAGTATTCCCAATCGTTGGCAGTCAACTTTGTTCTGAAATTTACTGTAGCAAAACCCTTTTCCACTGCGCCTCCCTTAGAAGAAGATCACTCCACCGTCGTACTTGATACCTGTGTCAAAGCGACCCTTCACGAGATCAAGGTTGATGAAGTAGGGTTTAAGGATCAATCCGCTGCACTGCCACTCAGCTTCGTCAACTATTTTGACAAGCATCGTATATTCAATTTTTGCCGCTTCCGCCGATGTTGGAAACCAATCGTCAAACGACACGTGTGTTCCAGGATCGCCCTTTACACACAAACGAAACTCCGTGATTTCTTCTGCACACCCTATTGTAATACGTTTTGCAGTCTGCGTGACTAACTGGTATTCAGTCGGCTCACCGGCACACCAAACGACAAGTTTACAATCGCGATCTGCCGTTGCGTTCAACGTCCACGTAGCAGGCGGCAATGACGGTATGATGCGCTTAACCGCGTTGAAATAGCCGTCGTCATTACAAATGGCGACAGGTTTGTTGTAGTCGTAAGAAAAGTGCCCTTCTTTGAGATCCCAAAACAGAATCCAATCTGAAGGGATGCTCTCATATACGATGGGAAAATTCTTGCCAAGCTCCATCGGATAGTCGCTCAAAATTTTCGAGCCGTATTTCGCAAAAAATGTAGCGGTAAAACTTTCCTCTTCAAGCAAACCAAACTTGGATTTGATGCGCCCGCCCATGAAATCAATGAGGAAAGGCCCAAGACCGTCTGGTATGATGATCATTTTGGAAACATAGCTAGGATAAGCACGTAGCCAAATTTTCGATGCCGATGTCAAAGAACGAATCAAACCGTCGTCGAGTTCAATCTGGTGACGGTAATTCATACCGTCAAGATGTGATTCAACGGCTAAGAGTTTAGCATTGAGAACCTTATACTTCACAGAGGAGCGAATGATGCCTTCGACTTTTTCCACCAAAATCTCGTCATTTTTCACAATGCGATATTTGGATCGAAGTTCAAAGACGGAAACACCTGCGGGATAGTCCGTGTAGCTGTAACAAGGAACAGCATATAATGCCACGCGCTCGCCAACGTCGTGCGCTAGAAAAAAGGGTGGCGTGAAAATCTGTTTGGTGTCGGCATCTATATCTTGAATTTCAAGGTACTCTTTGCCGCGTCCAATATCCAATATGCACCCAGGCTCGTACCAACGCAAAAGACGGTCAACAGTGAAAGCGGTCTGCGCGTATAAAATTTGTGAAGTCGTGGTTGTCACGACGTCAGGATTGAGAACACCAAAAGGGGAGCCGACCTTACGTGCAAATCGCGCTTCACCTTTGAGTAGTGGATCAAGATACAACGGATAGCCGCGCACCAACAACTTCAATGTTGCATAGTGTGGCAACGGTTTCCGTGCTATCCGTTCTATTTCTCGTATGAGAGACATAGAAAACAACCCTCAAAATTGAATGACAACACGATGAACGTAAGTGTGACGATGATTCTTTGCCTGCAAAGGCACGTGAGCCACCGCCATAAGAACGTCAGTCCCGATTTCAGCGGGTACGCTACTCCAATTGATCTTCGCCCAAATGCCAAGTTCGCCTATGCCATAATTTGCTTCCGTTGTAGCAAGACGGCAAACCATGCTGATTGCTTTTGCATTGGGCTTCTCAAAAATCTCGAATGACTTGAGAGTCGGTGGCGTCGGATATATTGTGTCAACAAGAGCCACGAGAGAAGGATCGATAGCGACGACCTTCACAGGATTGGCATCTAGGTAGCCGAACCGTCCCACGTTGAAACCAAGCCAGTAAAACGCGATCTCACCAAGCTGCATTCGCGCATAAATAGCACGCGCAGCGTTGGTAAGCTGTGCGATACTGCCATCACATGGATCTGTGAAGGGCATGAAAAAACCCTCCTACGTTCAAACATCCGTCCCTGAAGTAAACGCCTTGTCGATTGTTTTCAGATATCCATATGCGAGCTTGTACGGATTTTCGCTGGCAAGACGCTCGCCAAAATATTTTGCCCACACTTCCGTTTGCAACACGCAGTTGTGAGAAAAAACCGTCAGCGGTGATTTCTCACGATCCTCTTGTGAATTGTAAACCTTCACCTCGGCAAAAACACACATAGTTTTCTTGTCTAGCGTGAGTTTGTCAATACAAAAATACTGTCCAGCTTTGGTGAGAACACCCATGACGATCTCCTTAGACAATCTTAATGATGTAGCGAACAGGCAAACTGCGCGGTTTATTGCCGCTGACTTTGCTGTTGATGGTAAACGACCCACTGCCGCCGTCGAAAGCACCTTGTGTAAATGAAGGCAGCGATCCGGCGCTCCACGATCCACCTACCTGCGATGTCGTCACGGTACTAGCACTCCACGACACGGTACTGGATCGTGTGTGCGGAAGAATGAGCGGAGATGCCAAAACAGGTGTGAGAACATTGGAAGGTGTTTCCTCCCAATCTACCGTATGTGAACTGAAACCCCAATCATACGTGCGCTGAATCTCGCCAGTCGTATTTTTGACGTTCATGGATTCAACGTGGTAGTGAGGTAGTTGATCAACATTCAGAACGGTCTTATCCCACTGAAAACTTGGCCACACCAAAGAAGGTGACGCGCCCGTACCGAAGGTATCCGATGCATGTGTCGCCGCTGTATGCGCATGAGACAGATCGAGATTGGAACCGTCCATGTCATTCTGACCAACCATCGCGGTATTTGACCACGCGGCGGCGGTTCCGGCATTTGTGGGCACAGTTCCAATGTCACCGCCACCGGCAGCGCCCGCACCGATCACATAGGATTCGGAAAGGTCAGGCGTATACAAATTATAAAGTGGAGAGTTTGAGTCATCGATGACCTGACCATTGCAGTAGCGCCAACCCGCTGGTAGCGCCACGGCTCCGTTGTAATCGTACCAAGGAACGATAGTGCCAACGGGCACTGTCTGAAATGACAACAACGGTGACAAATGCTGCGGCTCAACCGCGCCGTCAGCAATGCATCGCGCTGTAACACACTTGTCTGCCAAGTGCGAATTTTTAACGCCCTTGAGAGGAAGGATGTCATCATTCACTTGCGAATGCGGGATTCTTGTTTTACTATTTTTTCCCATATGATTTTACCTCTTATGTACACTTCTATTTAATTGGCAGTGAAAGAGGCTCGGATCGCTATTTTGTAATAATGGTATTTTCAAGAACGAGAACGTCAATCTGTGTTCCCAAAAAGCATTTGATTGCATCTGAAGGTGTCTCAACGATAGGTTCGCCTTGTACGTTGAAACTGGTATTCACAACACAGGGAACACCCGTTTTCTCATAAAATGCTTTGATAACTTCGTAATAACGACCGTTGTTCTCTGCGTCCACAGTTTGGATGCGCGATGATCCGTCAACGTGGCAAACCGCAGGAACGAGATCCGGCTTTTTGCACTGCATCGAAATCAACATAAAAGGCGAATCCTTACCTTGTGTATCGAACCACTCTTCAGCGTGCTCTTTCAAAACGGAAGGCGCAAACGGACGAAACTCTTCACGGTGCTTGACCTTGAGATTGAGAATATCTTTCATGTCTGCGCGACGCGGATCAGCAAGAATTGATCGGTGCCCAAGCGCACGTGGCCCAAGTTCAGACCCGCGATAAAACCAACCAACAATTTTACCGTCAGCAATTTGCTGTGCGACGATGTCCGCAAGTTCAGCGTCGGACTCAATAACCGCCTGCTTAACGTAGCGCGATTCAAGATTGGCGCGATGCTTTTCAATTGCAATATCTATGTCCATTGACGAGTACCACTTGCCGCTTTCAAAAACCTCGCGATTGGATAGCACGGTTTTTGCGCGAGGCTTGCGAATAATAGCGCCACCGCGCTTAACGCAAGCATTCCCAATCAACATAGCTGCACCAATAGACAGGCCGTCGTCACCGCAGGCAGGCGCGACAAAAACATTATCGAAGAGACCCGACCGAACAATAAAGCCGTTCGCCACACAATTCAAAAACAAGCCACCGGACAGGCAGATGTTTTTATGTGTTGTCAGCGAACGTGTTTTAGTCAGGTAAGCAATAAGAGAATCCTCCAAAATTTTCTGTACTGTCGCGGCCAATGACGTTGACGTAGTGGACTGCCACTCGTCCTTAATCAACCAATTTGCGTCTATCTCGCCGCCCTCACCATCCAGTTGGGGATAGCGTGTATAATTTTGTGGTAATTTGAGACCTAACATGGATAGCAAACTGGGAACGGTCGCAAAGAAAAAATCGTTTTCGGAAGGCCATACAAAATCGCAGGCATGACTATGAGGTTTGCCAAACGCAGCCAAGGCCATAACTTTTCCAGCACCGATCACAGAAGGCCAAAAACCCAAATAGTCACAAATTTGGCTATAAAGCAACCCAACTTTAATACTGCTATCGCGCTTCATAACACGGAAATGCTTGCCTGCCTCAGTAAAATCAACAATGGCATTGGTGGCACCGGACTCGTCCGCAACGTCTAGTGCAACCGAAATAGCGTCATCGTATGGACTCATGAAATATGAATAAGCACAATGCGCCAAATGATGCCCAATAAAAACAACAGGGCGATCCACACCGCGATAAGACAAAAGGGAACCCCAAAATTCGGAATCACAGTGCAACGAAAGATACAAATCGTCTGTTAAAGGCTGGTCGTTAAAAGATGCTTGCCAACCGTCAGCCGCTCGGTTATACACACTTGATCGTTGCCCTTGTGCGTCACGTAAAGAGTCGCCGACCCAATTACACACAACAAATACGTCTATATCTTCGATACGGATATTTGCAACATTCAATGCGTAGTCAAAAACAACGGGTGGTACGCCACGGCACTTTTTTGTGCGTGTAATGCGCTCACTGCTTATCATAGTCAATAACTTGCCGTCGCGCACCACAGCAACGCTACCGTCGTGTCCAAAATTTAGGCCAACTACAAGCATAAAGCACTCCTGAGTTTAGTCGCAACGTCTGAACGACTTATTTTGAAAAATAGGAATTGAGCCATCTAAGGTTGGTTCAGGATTAAACTCGGCAAAGCAGTCAACAGTAAGCGTTGAAGCAACGTCGTTAGTTACCATAACATGTCGCCGCCACATGAGAAAAACTTCGTCAGGCATCACAGGCACAGACTCCACGTATAGCATTGTGTATGCGTCGCGAGGGCTGATCTTAATTACTTTTACTTTCATGCTGCGCTCCTTTTTTGCAAGGATGTGTAAACGGAAATGCACGATAAAATAGCACTGCGGACTGCCAATCCGTGTCCAAAAAATTGAGCGTGTTAGTGTCACACAAATGAGGCATACAAGGTATAAGTTTCCCCGTGGGGGTGACGTCTCCGCAAAAGCCAAAACATGCATAACTCGTGCAGGACACACCTAAGCCTTGTAACTTTTCACGAGTGTCTTCAGAAAACAACGATGGGGGTAAAAAACCACAGGTGTCAACGGAAAACGAAAATCTCTCTTTTTTTAGAAATGTAAAAACGGACAAAACGTGGTGCTCGTCAAAACTAGCATGCGTACCAACGTCCAAAGCAACACGGAGTGCGTTTATACCAAACAAGTCACGACAAATAGGCAAGTAAGCTAAGTCGTCCAATGTTGTACACGTTGTCAAAGTAAGCGACATAAGAGGGCGTATCGAATTTCCAAACCTACCCCGCAACAAAGTAGACATGTTGGCGTGGACCATATCTATTATTTTTTTGTCTTTCTTATACAAGACGGAGTTATTCCAAACTAGATAATTTCGATAATCCTTGCCATGCGCAGACATGTCAATGTCTGCTAACTGCTGAACTGCGTCAGTACAAAACAAATTTGAAAAAAGACGAAATTGATCAAAGTAAAAACGGTTATCCGCCATAAATTGCATTATCGGTATAAAATGTGGTGCCATCATGGGTTCGCCGCCCAAAATACCAAATTCGCGTTGTCCCTGTTTAAGCGCGTGCTGAAAATAACGAATAAAATCGTCCGCGCTCATGCTCACGTTCTCATTACAGGGCATGAAACAAAAAGAGCAATTGTTAGGGCATTGCAGAGTTAATAAAAAATTCATAGAGGCACACTCGCAATAAAATGACGCGTAATAGAATTTACATTCAATTCCACAGAACAGGGCAACGCATAACACTTTCTAGCTTCTACCCACCATGTTTCCAATAAGGCCAAAGCGTAGCTATAAGTTTCCAGGGCTGTGCGGCGCACGTCAGGAGATGGATCACGTATTAGAGCGTAGGCTTCGGCCTTGAGATGCAAGGCATACGTGTACTCCAATAATTGGTCCTGAGTGCAACGAACGTCCAAAACATAGGGCGCTGATACCATAAAGTCACCCCTCATAAAGTCACCCCGTTTATTACACGTATGATCTCTCCTAGCATGGCTTCGTCAAGATTCATGGCTTCAGCATTTTCGTCAAGAAAACCATGAAATCTATTAGGAATGTAACTCCGAGGGAAGCCCGGACGTTGAAACGTATTGTAAAATTCGTAACCGATATTTTGCGCATACGTCGAGCCGAGAATGGAAACGCCTTTTTTTTGAAAAGCTGCGCCGATATGCGCCAAGGAACTGTCAACACCAACAACAAAATCACAAACACTAACGATGGCAAACAACTCACGCAGCGTGAACTGTTGATTCCAAACATTCTTGCAGTCAATAAAGATATGAGAACAGTTTATAAAGCCGACCTTGCGTGACTCGTTTGCGATTGTTTCCACCGTAGCTTTTAGAAGCGAACGGTTGGAATTATCACAGGTAGCTACGACAGCGCCAGCACCATAAGGCTGATAAGCGGCTATGATGTCGCGCTGTGTTTCTTTTTTAACATGTGCTAGTAATTGTTTTGCCCATGCGATCTCATCGTTATGCAAAAACAATTGAGGCTGGCGAGAAGGCAGTGGCACGTCACCGTTAATCAAGAAGTTGAAAGAATCAATCAAATGATGCTTTTGGTTGTAGTACAAATGACTGTGATAAGGTTCTGGATGTAAAAAATTACCATAGCGGATAACGTCGTCCCACAAATAAGGATGATCTAGTTTATAGCATTTTCTGACGTAAGGGTTGTGCCAAAATACGTCAGGCCAAGAAGAAATGACGATTAACTTTGAGTTTGGATGATTAGTAGCAAAAGATCGTAGTGCGGGCGTTGCACAAATCACACGACCAATGCCACCGTCTATCTGAATAATATTCATGAGTATAAAAACCTCAATTAAGCGTCGATCACCGTAGCAAAAGCCGCCTTCGTATTTTTGAGATACAGATATATTTGTTTGACCAAATTTGTATTTGTGTCGGCGTAAAGAGCGTCAGTAGAAAAATACTGTTCCCAAGACCAGTGATCCGTCCACGATTCAATAGTTTCATAATCGAAACTAGCAGCGCACCGACTAACATAACGCTCTTGTGAAACGTCGTAAAATGTTTGCCCACATGCCACGGTCCAAAACTCCCATTTTGTACCAATCCATTTTGCAACGTGATCTTCATAGTCCAGCCACTCGCCTTCAGGAGAGTCGCCAACAAACCACATATCATCAATGTTACGCTGTTCAATAGACGGCGGGATATCCCGTTTACCTAATACTCTTTGAACAGGTGCGCCGCTTCCGATCATAAATTCTTTATGCGCCAAAAACTCAGCGGACTTCGACGCGTCAGCATAGATGCGTAGAGAAAATGCGACGCATCTACTCATTTTATCATAACGCACCATGTCAATTATGCTGTAGGTTCCGGGAGCTAAGTAGTTCAAGAAAGCCATGACATTTCCTTTCAGCCAGAAGTATTACACCATACGTTAAATTTGAGGCGCACAAAACCGCGTGTGCCTATATTTCCTGTTGCACCTGATGCACCTGTTCCGCCAAGACAACCTGCGGCACCTCCGGCTGCCGCGCATCCGGCAGCGCCGCCGCCAGGAACTCCGCCGGAGTTTCCGGCGAAACAGGTGCAGCAGAAAAGGTTCCAACAAGCGTTGCCATAGGTATAGCATTCGGAAACCCCGGATGCTTTGCCGCCGCCACCGCCGCAGCCGCCCGCGCTTCCGTACCCACCATTACCTCCGGTACCACCGTAGCCACCACAGCCACCGCCACCGCTGTTGCCACCCGCACCGCCAGTGCCACCCGCACCGTAACCACACCATCCGGCTGCGCCTGTACCGCCTGCTGTGCCGGTACAACCACCGGGACACGTGCTAGGACATCCGGCTGCGCCGCCTGCGCCGGGACAACCTGCAAGGCCCGGAGGTGGCGGTGTTGCTGCTGTATCGTGGGATAATTGGGCATGCCAATAATTCAAACTCGGCCCAAACCCGTTGCAATTACACGTACACGTACCCGCACCCGCTCCGGGTCCACTATAAGCATTTAGTCTACACCCCGACTGATAGTAGACGCCGCCTGCGCCACCTGAGCCAGCGTTTTGTCTATAAATAGCACCACCAAGCACATCAAAGGAGCCACCACAGCCACCCCAACTCGAACCGCTGTACGAGTAGCACCACCCGTAACCGGCGGTGCCATTACCACAAGGACCGTAACCGGCGGCACCGCCAACAGCACAGGCTCCGATGAACATGGAGCTACCACCACCGCCACCCCATTTACCACCTGCGCCACCTGCGCCACCTACAGGATAACACGCCCAGGACGAACCAGCGCCGCCGCCGCCGCCGCCGCTACCCGCGTACAGTGCCGACCACGAAGACGCGCCGGAGCCGCCTGCGCCGCCGTATACATATCCCGTTGAATAGTAGGCGGGACACCCACCACTGCCAGCGGCTCCCGCAGAGTTCGTTCCCGGACTTATAGTATAATTTGCGGCCGCAGCGGGCGTACTACCTGCGGATGCTACACCGCTACCTGTGCCACCCGTGCCACCTGCGCCGCCAGGAAAAATGCAGCACATAACACCTGCGCGACAAATATATGAAGGGCATCCTGACGCGCCACTACTAGCCGTAGACGATCCACTATTGTAAGCCACGCCCGCCGAAGGTGCGCCGCCTGTACCGCCACAACCAACACAGACTGAAAAAGTTTGCGCACGTAATGCGGAAAAACAACACGGTGTCCCCCCTAAATTCGTTGTGCCACTGCAACCACCTGCGCCGCCTTCGCCGCGACAGCCGCCACAACCGCCGTAACCGCCGTTACCACCGGGACCACCGCACCCTCCGCATCCTGCGCAACCCGAAGCGCCAGAGCCGCCGCCGCCACCTGCGGAGTTAGCATAGTAGGCGGCGGGAGCCAAGGCGTGATAGCTACCCAAACCGCCTGCGCCACCCGTGCCACCCGTACCGCCACAAGCGCCACAACCGCTAGTTCCACCTGTACCGCCGCGCCCGCCACCGCCGCCACCGGAGCCACCGCCACCGCCACCGCCACCGCCAATACCCCATACACAAAGAGGGTCTTGCTCCACAAGTGTCTGCGGTGACACCCAAGTGTTATCCGTTGTGTAATCGCAGCACAAGGATACTTTGCGCAACCTTTTCATAAAAACCATTGGAGTAAAATGCATCTGAGACTCCTATGTCGCTTCTATTTTACAACACAATCAGGTCACGACATATCCGCAATGACGACACCGTAAATGATGCCACCAATTTTGATAAAAGTGTACACGTCGTGGCGACCCGCTGTTTGCGACGGTGTTGGTGCCGCGCCGGAGTTCCACCTAATGGTTGCTGCCGGAGTTGTTGCCGACCAGCTTGCCGTATAAGCACCCGGACTGATCAACGTGATATTTACCGTTTGCCCCTCGGTCAAACCATCGATAACAAACGCCTGCGCTCCACCTGCCGGTGTACGCACAAAGATGTGCTTCGCGGCAGCGTTGAAAGTATTGTTGCCATTGTCCGTCGCTCCGGGAGACACGAAACGCCCGTAGCCATTCACAACGTGCATGTTTGCACCGGACGCCGCGCCCAATCGCGCTGTTCCATCAACGTACAAGTTGGTGCCAGCGTACACGGACTTCTCAACACCGATGCCGCCTTCAATGACGAAGCACCCAAGGTCTTTTGACGTTGCGTCGGTCGTGTTAGGAATTGTAACGATGCCCGTACCGTCTATCGACAATCGCGTGTTGTTGTTGGTCTGAAAAGCTAAGATGCGGGTTCCCGAATTGTGACCAATGTACAAACCAACGCCGTCTTGCAAGAAGGTCGTGGTGTACCCTGTACCAGCAGCGTTATCGAATTTCCAACGGGCACCGATATAAAAAGTTTCCACCGCCGTTTTGACAATGCTGTCTGTCGCTACTGTTCCTGTGCCCGTGAAGGAAAGAACGCCACTCGGCAGTTCAATTATACCGGAGGTTTTGACTCTGAATCTTACTGTAGGCTCCGTGTCCGTTAGAACAGATCTCGTCGCAACAATAAAGTCGCCATTTGTGACACCCGTGGCACCTGTTTCTTGATAACCGCAATAAACAGGGTAGTGTGCGCCTGCGGTCGGCTTGTAGCCAAAACCAATCAAGCGATAACTGTTAGCACCGTATTCATCCAAGCCCAAACCGACGTAGTAAGCATTGGTTGTTGCCGTTGGCGCATTACTGCTAATGACGCTTGAAAATACGGTACTTTTGCCGAAAACTTTGTGGACTAAAGTCGATTGCGTTACGGTCAAATCAGGACCGATTTGGTGATTACCGCTGCTGTCAACAACGTGAACAGAAACGGTCGCAAGGTTGCCAGCCGCATTACGACACAATCTATAACTTTGCGCAGTGTCTACGCCATGTGCCCACACCGTAGCAGCATTCTGTGTAACGTACTGTACTATAGTCGCGCCACCACTCGCATGTGTGGTACGCAGCGACATAACGCTGTTACCAGCACTGTTGGAGTTTTGCAGAATCATCGTGTTGCCATAGAACGTGTAGTTCGTATTAGCATGATCAGCGGCGGTCGCACTACCAAACTGTGTACTTCCGTTACCAACAATCTTGAGAACAGTCTCCGTGTAATTTCTGATATGAAATACAGTATCGGTGTCCGCAAGAAATCCATTCGTGTTCGGCGCAGTAAATTTATACGCGTCAAATATGAAGCCTGTGCGTTGCCCGTCAGTAGCACCGCCGTGATACGATCTAAAATAGAACGCTGTGAGTCCATCTGTGTCAGTACGCGCTACAATAGCAGGGGATGCCGCTGTCGCTTGGAAAGCCAACTGTCCCGCAGCAAGTTCGGAACCGTTGCTCACTGTCGAGAACGTGGATGTTATCGCGACCCAACCACCGTCTTTGATATTGATGACAGAACTACGAATGTACCGCTTGTTGGTATTATCCCATCGCGTAACGTCGCCCTGCGCGGTGCCTGTCTGAACCTGCGCAGTATCGAGACCCGAACTTCCCGAAGAATCGTATTGATCCCACGTGCCGACAATCGCAGTGGTGTTACTTGCAAAGTGCATATCGATGCGATTTCCTGTCGTCGCACCAAGATTGATTCCCGTAACAAAACCGCTGATGATTCCCTTGCCAAGAAATTGATTATTGCTGGCAGTCATTGTGATTGCAGGATTTGCACCGGACGCTGCCCATCCCGTACCAGAACCCTTGAACATGAAGTTCAAGCGTTTGCCGGTTGTCAGTGAAACAGACAACGCCTCCAACTTCTCAACAAGAATCCAACCGCCGTCAGGACACGCGGTAATAGCCGCCTGCGTCGTAGCATACCGATTGCCGTACACGTCAACGTCGGTCACGACGCAATCGTATCGAAATTCTTTGTCGTCGGTTGTGAACAGATCGAGACTACCAATTTGACCTGACCGCAGCACAACATTTTCAAGCCACAATTTAGAACCAAGCCGTCTGCCAAGCACAAGGATATCGTCGCCGAATGGAACTGTCGCCGCTGCGACCACGGTCAAGTTCGCCGCTGCCACACCTGTACGATTCACAGTGACGTAGATGAAGTCGCCGTCTGCAATTGCGAAGTTTGTCAGCGCCAAGATCGTATTGCGCGTGTCGCCCAAACCTTCCATTTCGACATACATGGATGCCGCCGTGGTAAGTTGAGTACCGCTCCACGTGATATTACCACCGCCGCGCAATTTCTTGTTGGCATTCTGTCGAATCATCTGCGTTGTGGTGTCACCGCGATCACTCAACTTGACGAGAGACTTTTGCACGTCGGTTTGCGATGCGCCAAGTGTAACAGGCTCATAAGCAGTCGTACCAAACTCACTGACCTCGTCCGAAATCGCTGACGCTGGATGTGCGTTAGGATCGCTGCGACCGCTCAAGCTATTGTGATTTGCACCGCCGCCACCGCCACCGGCACCGCGACCAGGATTCTTCGTTCCCCGAATATCAAGAGGCTCAATGGGCATCTGACAGTTAGTGGTGCCGCCACTCGCTGCGACGTACTGATAAGTGATGCGGTACAGCGCCGCCATTTCAGCGGCAGGAAATCCACCAAACTGAAGACTGTCAAAATCCTCGGCTTCCGCATCCGCCTGTGTCGCGTGTTGCGACTGTGGCTGAATGATCATCGTGGTGCCGAACTGGAAGTTTGTCGTCAACACCCACACGTTGAAAAAGTAGGTGCTTGTAACGGGTGTCTGCGCGAAGTTCGACGCGGGATCACTCCACTGAGGGACACCGACAAGATGCTTGATAGGAAGTCCTGTCACAGCGTCCCACGTCCAGTCACCAGCCACAGTGTTCTCACGATACCAAATTTCGATCTGCGCGGGATCTGCCAAGTCTTGATGAAACGGACTTGAAAAAGGTGCCGTATCATACAGCGTGTGGAAAATATCCTCGTCAGCAATTTGACCGCCTGACAGACTGAAAGTGATTGCAGCGTCCGAAGGTGTGAGCAACGTGTAGTCAGCAATGTTGTGACCGCTGATATATTGCGTACCGAAAGCCAGATGCTTGTACAAGTGGTCTTTCCAGATACGCGAAACACCGTGGCGCTCGTCGCCAAGTTTTCCTGCGGCTAGATTAGCATTCCACAGCACAACGGCAACGGGAGCATCCGTTGCAAGATCCCACGGCGAGTTTGTCACCTGCAATTCAAACTGATCATCAAACCAAATCCAATACAAGCCTGAAATATTCGGCACAGGAGCCGTCTTAACGGTGTCAATTTCCTTGCGCACACCTTGCACGTACACGGTATAAAACGGCGCAGGAGTCACCGACAACGTCAGTGTCAAATCGTCGAAGTCCAACACGCTTTGGAAAATCTCGGATTCGACAAAGCCGATGGGGAACACTGTTTGTTTTGCAGCGGTTGACGGTTCAACCAAACCGATACAACTTGCGACGTTGTATTCGTAGTCACGCAGCGTACCGTAATCAATATTCTGGCGATTAGGTCCGTTGGTGCCAAAAACCATTTGCACAACAGGACGTGTCTGTGCATTGAAGTCAATCGCATATGCCGTGAAGTTCTCAAGCAAGCCGTAGCCCGTCATGGAGCATCCAGGCGCGTCGAACGTGATTCCTGTTCCAACCACACTGTTACCGTCAAAGCCGGTCTCAGGCCCACGGAAAACGAAGTGGATCGTTTTTCCATTAGTGTTGAGTCCTACTGTCAGCACGGTCATCTTGTTGACAAGAATGAAGCCGCCATCAGGACACGCGTTAATAGCATCCTGTGGATTCACAAATGTCGTATAGGGATGTCCTTGATAAATCGCATTGCTGATCACGGTGTCAAACTTGAACACACCATCATCCATGCTGAACGGACTTCCCTGCGAACCATCGAGATTGAAGTCAGTCAAAAGCAAACCGCTGTAGTCAACGGCAAGCGTATTGTTCTTGAAAAAGGCTTCGATGCGCGTTCCAATATTTCCATTGAGATCCAGCGCCGTCGCGAAATTCTCGAACTTGCCAAGACCCGTGATCGTGCAATACGGTTTATTCAACTGCAAGCCTGTGGATGCAAACGGTATCGTACCGGCTTGAAGTTCATTCACCGCCAAGGAAATGGGCAAACCGCCAATCGTCACGGCGTCGCCCGCCCACTCACCAGGAGTAGGAATGGTGAAATTCTGCCAAATATGATTTTGCAGATCCCACAAATAAACTCTGAAGTTTGTCGCAGTTCCCATATACAAGAATGTGTTATCGTGCCACACACTCAACGCCTGATCCGTAGACGTGCCTGCCACAGTATACGTTGTCTTGTATTGAAAGATCGTGAAATTGGTTCCAACGCTATCGCCACCCACGTAAAGGTATCCGAGGTTGTCACCCCAAATATGACGATACTTGTCGCCCACGGGAGCCGCGAAATTGCTAACGTAGCTCAACGTACCAGCGATGTAGTTGTAGCTATAAACGCGCATGTAGTTGTCGCAAGCAACATGCAAGTAAGCATTGTCACCCCACACGGCATAGTAGGTATCCACACCTTGCAGGTCTGTCGCAATTTGTGCAAGCGCACCGGACACGGGATTGACACTGTAAGAACGAATACCAAGTGTCGAGTATGTGACATAGGCAAAGTTTCCGTTACCCCAACAACCTGTCGCCACTCCGGGATTCAAAAAGTCCTTGCGGGTCAGGACGCCTATTTCAACACGGAATGTTGCAATACCGTCAGCGCCAACTGCGACAAGATGCGATCCCGCAATTGTCAATTTTGTGGTGTAGTCATTCGTGTTCCAAGAACTGACAAGCGACCAAGAAGTTCCATTGAATTGAAGCGCAACGATGTATCCTGTACTTGTCGATGCGTAAATGTAGGTGCCGTCGCCAATGACGTCCAAGAAGTTTCCGAGCGCACCTGCGTAGGTGGCAACCGCCGTGAGTACACCCAATTGGCTCACAGTGTATGCGGTAAGATCAGTTCCTTGACAGGAATAAACGTAGGTGCCGTCTCCCCAAGATCCATTCGCCGCTGATCCGTCACTGTCTTTGAGCGTAAACGTACTCGTACCGGCAAGACCGCTGTAAAGATTGTCGCCCGGATAGTTACCAGCCTGCGTCACGGAAATTGTGATATTAACTGGCACAACGCCCGTCAACAACGTGTTGGCGTTCACAGTAATTGCGAGCGCGGGTTTCTTGCCGTCAACTGTTCCGATGAACTCGACGAAAAAGCCACCGCTGTAGCTTCCCGTAACAATCACGTTGTCAATCGTTGTAAGCGCAACAAGCTCGCCGCGAACGTCATTTGCTGTGGCGTCCCAATTCATGTTGTTGGTATTTTGCCCATTGTAAGCAAGACGCCAATTTCCTGAAGTGGGCACAGTGCTGAACACGATGTGCTGAATTTCATTTATGCCGTCAGGGATCAAAAGCGGCAATACAGGGCGCTCTGCCATTGTACCGATAAACTCAAAGTCAAATCCTGCATAATAATCGCCAGTGACAAGGATATTGCCTGCGCCAATGCTCGGCACACTTTCCATAACAGCCTGAACACTTGCGGCGTTCGACGTGTATGGAATATTGGCAGATTCATTGCCACTGTACTTGAGACGGAACGATCCCGAAATCGGATAGATTTGCGGTGTTCCCTGTTGCGTTACCGTCGCGGCGATAGAACCTGCGCCGCTGTCGTTGGCATTATGTGTCAAGGCATCCGTTGTAGATCCCGACGTGGTTGTGTTCGCCTCTACGACGTTGGTATTAAGCGTCCATGCAAAAGGCAGCAGAACACCGTTGACCGCCGTGAACACCTTAAAGGCGACCTGCGATGCATTATCAGCACTCAGGATGTTTGCAGCGACGCGGTTTGCAAGTGGGGTACTCACGTAGTCAGCGCCCGTAGGTTGCGTGCCCGCGCCGTTGATATTGAGCCACACGGCGTACTTGTTGCCTGACGTTGACCAAATCGTGAAGTAGTCGGCTTGCGTCGAAAGCAAGCCGGTAGTAAATGCGAATTGCGTTGTTTCCGACGTTCCAACTTGCGTTGCAAAAGCAAGATGCTGAATTTCATTTATACCAGCGGGTACGGTCAACATGACTTGTGGTTGCAAACCGTCAACACCGACCCACTCAATAATGAATCCTGTGCTATAGTCGCCGGACACAGACACGTTGGTGATATTGGACAGTGCCTCAAGCGCCGCCTCAACACCGGCAGCATTTGTGCTAAAGGACATATCGACTGTTTTTTGCCCACCAAATTCCAGTTTCCAAGTGCCGCCATCGGGAATTGCGCTGAATGTCACTTCCTGAATAGCGTCGGTTCCGCCGTAGGACAAAAAGCCCGTTTCCGGTCCTTTACAAACAATGTCCACGCGCTTACCGCGTGTTGTCAACATGCTGTTTAGAACGCACAATTTCTCAACAATAAATCGCCCGCCGTCACGTACATCCTCCATCGCAGTATAAGGATCGACGTAGCAGTTTTCACCAACACGATCATCAGTGACAACAACATCGTTGGCGAGGTCTTCAATATAGACACCAAGGGAGCCGTCAATATTATACTGACCCACAAGCAAATCACGCTTGTCAATATTCACGCGCCCGATTTGAATGCGCACGTTGTCAATGTCGATAGGATTGCCAATGGCACCGACAAGCATTGTGAACAGAGGCAAGGATGCGTAAGAAGACGTTGCAGTAAGCGTGAACTCATAATCCTGGAAACTGGCAGTCAGCGCAGGATTGACAATATCCGCATAAGTACCAAAGCCTGTAAAGGACATGCTTTGACCTGTGAGTGCCACAGACTTCGCACGGAATTTGACCCAGTAGGTACGCCCATCTGTCAGAGGAACGGTGTTCCACAAGAGCCTATGATTGGCACCCGCTTGATAAGTCCACGTCATAAAATCATTGATAGTATCGTATGTAACAACGGCACCTTCAACGCTATATTTACTCGTTGTATCAGTCGCAAAATCATCGCGATAAATCCAACCGTTGTCTTCAGGAAAACGCATTTCGATGCGCGTGCCTGCCATGTCGTTAAGGTCAACGGCAACGTCAAAGTCATCAAACTCACCCATGCCGAGGAACTGACAATCAGCATGTGTCAATTGAAATCCGACTCGCCCTGCGGTAGCAGCTTTTCTAAAGCCGGTTCCCAATCCCTTGCACATCACATTGACGCGCTTACCCGGAATGATTGTCGAAAGAATATCGGCTTTTTTCTCAACAAGAATCCACCCACCGGCAGGACATGCAGCGAATGCAGCGGCGGCAGTCGTGTAACATTGAAATCCAATACGATCCGTCAAGCGCACGTCGTAGTTGAACGGAATGTCTTCTTGGTCAACGTCCAAACCAAGAGAACCGTCAACACTAAATTCATTTCTTTGCAGCGTGCCGTAGTCAATTGACGTTGTATTGTTTTCAAACGCCATTTCGATCCGCAAGCCGGGATTGCTGTTACTTTGAATGCCCGTTGCAAAATCTTTGATAAGTCCAAGGCCGACAAATTGACAATTGGGAGCGGACACAAGTTGAATGCAGTCACCTGTGAATGTGGACTCACCCGCAGTCGTTTCCGAAACGGTGGCCACAACCGGCGTAACACCAAACAACAAACTGCTATTTACGATCACATTCGTTTGAGGCGATTTTCCAACATTGCCTGTGAATGACAACGTGAAGCCATTGGTAAAGTTTCCAGTCACAACAATCGCAGGCGTACCGGGGAGCGCCTGCAACGCGGCTTGCACTGTTACCGCCGTCGCAGCGGATGTCATGACTCCTGTGGTATTTGCACCGTATGTGATCGTCCACGTTCCGGCATTTGGCGTGGCAGAGAACAGAATGAGTTGAACTTCATCCGTTCCGGGGAAGGCCACAAAACCTGTATCCTGACCACGGAAAAGGAAGTTTACCGATTTTCCTGAAACAAGAAGAGGTGTGCGAATGTCGCACATCTTATCGACAAGAACCCAACCATTGTCAGGACATTCGTCAATCGCCTGTTGAGGGATTTGGAAAAAGTTCACATCCTCAACGTCACTAACAACAACCTGAATCAGAGCGCCGATTACGTTGCGATTGAACTCGCTGTCGTCGGAGCTTCCCTTGTTGCGCCACACCAAGATATTTTCAACAGGCAGAACAGGAAGGTCATAAGTCAACAGCACGCTGTTACTATTCCAAATAACGTAGTCATTGGACGCGCCCGCTCGAAGAAACTTTCCGCCAATCGCCAAAAAGAAATCACGGAAAGGTTTGCCGGGATTCGTCCCTTCGTTGAAGGTGGGAATGCCTGTAATGAGTGTGCGACCCGTGCCATTGAAATTTCTTTGCACGTCGAGAACGCCGTCGCCCTGCGCATTTGTGTTATCGCTATTGATTGCGGCTTGCCAATGAAAGTCGGCAACAAGCTGCGCGTTGAGCCGGAAGTACACTTTGTAATCAAAAATATCAACGGTACCGGAAGTTGCCTCAAGCGATGTGTCACCCTTGAGCAATGTCGTCGCGACACTCGTACCTGCAATCCAGGTCGCAAGATATTGACCCTGCCGTGCATCGTAAAACAAACCAACGTCGGTTTTGCTGACACCCGTATCGACCGTTGCCAAAGCTATAATGACGTCCAATGTTCGAGGATCGAATGTCTTAGAACTTGTCACGGTAGCCGTTGTCAAAAGAAGCACGTATTCATTGCGGTCAGCATTCAACACAAAGTCAAATGTGACGGTGGCTCCATTGTGAAGCTGCGCGTTGACCAGTTCCGTTGTGTTTGAAAATGTAGATGCTCGGATTTCCGTTGCAGTACGATAAGCAACACCATAGGTGGCCAAGCTAAGATTCCACTGCATCTCAAGCTGAAGCAAACCCGCAACAGCTTTGATTGCAACCGCCGCAGTATCCAACAAAAGGTATTGATCGATTTTTCCGAGCCAAATACCATTTTGCGCATGAAATACTGCAATGTATTTTGTCTCAATTTCGTTGTACACCAAACGCGGCCACAGTGCAGGATTGACCGCACCGTTATAAAGCATCTGTGCAGTCCCTACACTTGTTCCGTAAGTGTGGTCAACCCACCACAGACTGCCCGCACGCTCATACAGCGTCACGTAGCGTTTGCCCAAATCGTCAAATACGGTTTGCCCGATCTTGGAAACAGCAGATCCATTCCCTGCGTTGTTGTCGAGATAGACGATATTTCCTTTGGCGTTGCCGTTACTATAAAATAAACGACGTGCAAGTTTTCCTGTGCTTGCTTCAACAAATACAATACAATATTCATCGTAGAAGTCAGAGAAGAAAATCGAAGCACCCACAGCGTCGGCAAAAGTGGCTGTGTTAGTGATGACCAAAGTGTCAGGATCATACCACGTCAAATAAACAGTGTTGCTGTCCTCATACATCCGAGCGGAAGTATTCGCAAGAAATCCGTGACACACACGCACATTGGCTGGTGTAGTACCCGTGGTAGAATCGGGAACACCGTCAAACTGAGCCGATGCGAAGAACTTGAGAAACATGTTTGCGCCCGCGTCACCGGGATCATACACGACTTCGGAAAGTTGTTCTTTGTAAGAATTTGGCGGATTGATTTGAATAGGAGACCACGTGCTCGACTTTGTTGCTGCAAGATACGCGGCTTCACGCCGACAAAACAAACCACGTGTGTCCGTGTACCGAACGCTAAGATGCGTAATGTCGGTTTTGTCCACCTGATAAAGTGTGTTTGGCCCGTCTTGTTGCAGGAGATCTTTTGTTGTGAAAACTTGCGAAAAAGTGGCCTTGCCATTTGTCAGCAAAGATGCGTCGTCAACGGTGACATTTGTCTGCGATGTCACTACCGTTATTTTTGCAAACGCGTCACCTTGGCGCACGAGATCACCGGGCACCATAGTGAAACTAGGTGCAAGTGCAAGCGTAAGGACGTTGCCAACTTTGGTAAAAGATCGGATAGACCAATCGACGTTGACTTTACCTTGATCGACAAATGTGTACTCGCCCGTTGTCTCGGATGACTCCACAAAATTGCTTGTTTCCAGAGTATCAAGAAAATTCATTTGATACCGTGTGATCAGATAGTCGTCGCCACCCTCACCGGCCAAACCGCTGCTGCCACCGGCACCGCCGCTATCAAACATTACAAAGTCAGCAATCGCTGCGGACAACCCCCACGTACCAGTTACGCCGTTTTTCTGGCAAATAACCGTGAACAGTTTTCGTCTCGCCAATTGACTGAACGTAACCTTTGTCGCGGCTCCCTGAGTAGCTGCCGGAATACCCCATCGGACAAACCATTTATTGCCGATCATTTCCACGCCAACCCACACGTAGTAGTTGGCAGGAATTATAGGACTGTAGGGTGTCGAACTTTCAAAAGCGCCAGTAGCAATACCTGTAAGAATATTCAACGTACTCGCGACAATTTCTTCATGACTGATGTCAGGTTGCGGTGATTTTGTAAAGATAGCGGCAGTATTGCTCAACTCACCCTGTGATCCATTACTTTGCGTCAATCCCACTTCCGAGCCGCTGATTGTAACAACGGGCGGCACTTGATAATCTACACGGAATGGGACATCTAAAAAGCGTTCCAATAGATCGAACTTGGTGTTGAGCGAATCGCGTTCTTTACTGTGAAAGCTCGGATGCTCTTTTTCAATGAGTAGTTGATGACCCTGCATTTCACCAGCCATGATTCACTCCTTAATAGTTCAGCAGTTTCATGATTTCGATGTGAGCGTTGCGAGGTGGCTCTTTACCTGCAACAAACTCGATTGTGGTTGACGTGAGTTTGCGGTATTGCACGTAGCCCTTGTAATAGGCTTCAAAGTCGCCCGTATATGTTACGGAACCGCTGTCGTCGGCGCTAACATCGAAACCGAGTTCGCCACCAATTGTGATGGCAGTATTTGCGCCTGTAGCCCATTTGATCGTAAAGCTACCGTTGTTGTTACTGATCGTAAACTTGTTGCGCAATGAATCATAAGTGCAAACGAACACCGTTGTAGAACTTGCGTTCAATTGCGTTTGCACCGCCGTTGCCAGTGCTGCGGGAGCATATGAACCGGGAGGAATTGTGGCGACACCATCAAATAGCACAGGGTCTCTAAAGTCGATTTTGTCGTTGACACCTGCAACAATCACCTTGGCTTCACCAACGGAAAAATCGTCTTGCGTTTGCACAACGCCGTTCTGCTTAACAATGATATCGCATATCGCGTTATCGGCAATAAATGAAAACGCGGTTGTGACAAATGACGGTTGTGACGGCAGTATCACCATAAATTGTTGATTCAAAAATGGCATACCCGACAAGCGGCGATCAAGCTGTGCGGTCTTTGGCCCGCGTTCAATAAAGGCTTTGACCGAGATATCTTTGAGTGTGCCTTTTTTCCCGTAAAGAACACGCAAACCACTATCAGGGCTGATGTTTGTAAGAATCCACAAAGAGTTGCCAACGAAAAACCCATCAACGTCCACGTTGGGATTGATCGTCGGATTCAAGGGAACAGTGAAGTTCGCGTCGGTAAAGATGCCTTCGAGTTTCACTAACTCGCGCTTGGTTGTCGTGTATTCCCGATCCTCATTTGTATCATAAAGAGAGAACCAAGCCACAGGCGTTCCCAAGCCGCCTGTGCCCACATAAAACGGTCCCTGCGCAGCGGGGAGTTCGATTTTCACAGGGGTTGAAGCGTACACGTATTCGGCTTGCGTCGCGAACACTTTTGCCTGCGTGACGTAGCGATTTGTGTTAGAAGGCGCACCGTCGCTTCCCTGCAAGGCGTCATTTTCATCCTGCGAAGGCATGCGCGGATCAGTGGACGTCACGTACCGATTTGTGTCACTTGGTGTGCCAAATGTACCGGCTGCTGCCAACGCTTGGTTGTCGGTCAAGTGAATTTCATTGCTGAAAGCATTTGATCGATGCAACGCCAATTCCGACGCAATGGCCGTGGACTGCGTAATATTAACCCACGTCACACCGTTGAACGCATACAAGGCAGGAACGTCACCGGAGCCGTCAGTGATCAGGTAAGAGTCACCGGGTCGGCTTCCAGATGCAGGAAGCAAAGATAACGAAGCAATCACACCGCGCAAATTCAGACGCTTCACGGGGTCTATTTCATGGCGCGATGTTGTATTGATCTGGCTTGCGATAACTTCGGTAGCGCCCGTTGGCACTGCCAGCACACAAAACACGATCAGGTAATCTTTTTCGGGATCGGTATTGTAAGCGTTGGATTCCAAAACTTCATATGTCAGCGTTGGATCATTGTCTGTTCGATACCGCGCACGCAAAACAAGATAGCTTGTTTGTCCCGCAGGAATAGTGTGATTGATATAAGAACTCTCAACCACAATCATACCATCGAGAGACGCCGCACTGAACGGCGTTGTTTGCACTTTGAGTTGACCGGAAATTGGCGTAACTGTACCGCCAATAAAGATGCCTTTTTGAATCAAGTCCTGAAAGCGTTGATTCATTTCCTGCGTGCTATCAGGATTGCGAAACCTGTAGATCGCTTTTATTGCCATTGGAAAGCCTCCTAATTAGCTGTAGACTTCGATAGTAAGCTCAACTGTATCAAGAGAGCTTTTTGAACGGCGACCGAAGTTTCCAATTGCGTAGAAAAACTTGGTTCCCTTGAGAGGACCGTCGCCCAATCCTGGCGCAGTTTCACCAACGGGGTCGTAGACAAATTCTGCATACAAACCGATGCTACTAATATCCCCGACAGCCTCTAGCGGTTCGAGGACGCAGAAAAATTGAGGGACATACACGTTGATAAGCTGCGCAGTAGTCACAGCCTTTGGCCCAAATACAACTCCCGGAAGATCCGACAAAGTAATATCGGGTGTCAGTGGTGTAGAAGGATTTCCAGGATCATAGCCTTCGTTACCGATCTGAAACTCAAGCACCTTGTAAGCACGTCCAAGGATTCCGCTCTCATTGATGTTAATGCGTGCGATGTTGGTCAACGCCGCTAGAATGGTTGCCACGGTTTTACCTCCCCACCGAATCCAAATAGCGTGCGTGGATGCCGACAACGATCCGCTCACCAAAGCGCACCTTGTAGTAACCTCGACTTTTCGAGATTACTTGCCCTACCGATCCCTGCACAACGTCGTCAAAATTTTCGTTAAGCACTACACGAGGAGATTGGGTGATCGCGCTGGCTTCGCTCCGAATCTCCTCTGCAAGACGGAACACGCCTCGACGCTCAAGTTCCGCAGATATTTCATCCAACTCGTCCCAAAGGTTCATGATTCACCTCGATGTAATCCCTAGAATTAGGTTAAGGCTTAGGGGTTTGGCGTTCCACCCATGACTGTGCCCGTACAGGACAAAGGCACGTCAATCTGTTGATCCGCAAGCTGCACAAAGAGATTTTGTGTGTAATAGCCTTCCGGGTAAACCCACGGAGGTCCGCCGTAGCCCTGTCCCGGTGTTTTGAAAAGGCTGTCAAAACCAAACTCAGCTTGCGAAGTATTCCACACAGGCGGATGATCTTGTTCCATACGCCCGGTCAAGCGGAAGCCAACAAACCCGTCACTGTGAAGATCAACGGGATCACTATCGAACGACCTCGTGTCATCAAACGGTATTCCCATATCAAAATGTAAGCGATAATTTCCCCCAAGCGGATTTTTCTCGTCCACGTAAAGATCAAACTCATACGATGCCAAAGCTGTTTTGATCTTGGATTTCGTCTTTATGTACAAAATGACATTGTAGTCTTTGGGGAGATACTGTGGCGACGTCAACGTATCGTCGCTCAAGCCAAAGTCAAAACGATGCTTTTGCTCAGTACCGTCGCGAATCGCATCAACCGTAACCTGATACGCGTTGACATCCTTCAATCTGAAAATTTCTTTGAGGTTGTTGGACAGTTTTGAAAACGCTAACCATCTACTGACTTCAACTTTCGTCAACCACACGTGTGCATCCACGCCCGCGAAGTCTTCTTGCGCTGTGTAGATCGTATAAATCGTAGGATCGACTTCTTTTGTATTCTGCGCATTTTGAAAGTAAGGCGTATTGGCTGTAAGCGCAGTCAAAAGATCGCGCACGGCAAGATCGCTCATACTTTCGTTGAACAGAGCGCGTGTGGCAAAGCGCATTGCTATACGATTAAGACTCTTCACGGATGGCAAAAATGCTTGGAAAGCAATCAGAGGCTCAACCAAACTCGTACTGTAAGAGTTAAAAATAAGTTGTTCTTGATTATCAATCTTACTCCACGTATATTTCTCAAGTTCAGCGGCGTAGGCAAATAGCATCGTCGCGTAATTTCGCGCATTGAGAACAATCGTGGCTTTCTCGTAGCCGTCGTCCACGGTGATTATGTTGTGACCCTGTCCGAGAGTTAAGCTGGCCACGGCGGACACGTTGGTTGGAACAACCGTGATCTCTTTTAGATTGACCGTGGAACCTGTTTTACGCTCGCGTGGCTGGCTCACCGTGACTTTGATAGGCCAATAAGGGCGCACAGGCGTTATAAGGATGTTGGTTGGCTCCGCTGTAAAGGGAACCACCTCATATTTTTTATCCCAAAAGCCACCCGCAGGCACGCCGCGTTGCGTATACTCACCCGTCGTGGCATCCTTAACGCCAAACAACATACGGTCAAATATGTTGGCAAAACTGGATCTGAGGTACTTGACGGTTAAAGGCACGGCACTACCTCATAGGTGAAAGGATCAAATTGTTCTCGTCAATTTTTGGATATTCGTTATCCTCGAAATTGACAATCTCGACGTCAGACAAAGATCCGACAGTCTTTGCAAATTTAATAAAGAAAAGATCACCAAGGCCGACCACTTCACTTTTCAATTGGGAGCGCAACGTCTCAGGATTCAAGTTGTCAACGAAGGTGCCCACCTCAACAAGTTTGTACAAGCTATCCAACAAAGCGGCCTCGCCGTCTTCAAGAGAGACAGACCCGACAAATGAAAATCGAATTGAGATGCTTATCTTTGATTCCCGTGCTTCGCGTACCAAAACATCGGTGCGAAAAAGTAAATTGTTTGTTGAAGGAAACAAATCATTCTGCACGCTAGTAATAATGTTGTTGTACTGATATGTGACGGAAACGGAATCACCAAGCACCAAGGGAGGATCGAATATTATGCTATCCTGCGACCTGGAACTCTGTTGTAGAACGGAGTCGTCACGGTCAAACTGCCACGTCGTTATTGCGATGCCATTTTTAGCGACCGAAGAAACGCTGTAAACAGGTTGGTTCAACAACACGTAAGATTCCTGCCCGTCCGCTGCCGTGAAGGTATCAGTCTCCACAAGCATATCTTGGCCAATAATGTACAAATCCAAAGCAGGTCGAATGGTGGGACGTTTGAAAATAGACTGATTGCTAGGGTCAACGATGCGCACACTGGAAATAATGGCAGGGTTATAATTGAGAACGCGTGATTCCACGCCGCCAAATGTGCCAGTATCCATACCCTCAAATCTCTTTTTGATCCGATCAACTTTTTGAGTATTAGACTCAGCTTCTTCACCGCCAGAATAATCCGCAAGATTGATCGTACCGTCCCAACCATCCACGACACTCAGAATTTTGTTGACGCGTCCTTGTTTGAGATCGTAGGTTGATCCGATTGCAGTGGCTTCAGTCAAAACTGGTATGCCGTACCAACCCTCTTTGTTGTTGTAATAAATGTCGGCATACTGGCCTTCCATGAAAACAGTTTCAAGAGTCCTATAAACCATGCTACTGTCAGCGTTTGCTACCAGTGTGCCCTCGGCAATCAGGAAAGATTCGCCAACCTGTGGACGCGCAAATCGGAAAAAATACTGAGCCTTGGTGCGCGATGCCTTTCCCGATCCTTGACCTTCCATTGCGAAGTTAGTTTCGAGTGCAAGCACTTCTCGTTCGTCAGCGACCTCAGAAAAAGCACTGGTGTAGAGATTTGAAATGTAGTCGGCTTTGTCTTCGGCGCTACCTAGCTCCTCGCCAACAGGACGTATCATCAAATCGAAAACTGGACCCTTGTCATACTCCACACTTTTGTCACTGTCTTGAACACGCTTCGCTAAACTGGCAATACGCTCGTCCGCTGTACGACCCATAATTTCTCCCTTTTAGCCGCTTGCGGCGCTGTACCAGTCAACTTCTGCGGGCAAAAGATGACTGAGATCCATCAGGATGTCTTTGTCTAGCAATTTTCCGAAGCCAAGTTTATTGTCATTGCTGACTTCGATGAAATAGTACAATTCCGTTTCCACTTGTACAATGTCAATAGCATTAACGCTCGATATTTTTTCTTCCGAAGGCATGTCCTGCTGGCGTTCTTGAAATTTTCGTAGACGTGTGATGGCATCGGCTAATTCATTTGGCACCACACCGGGTATGACACTGCTAAAATTGATAAGGCGGTTTCCAAAATTGCGTGTTGCCTCAAAGCCGGTGAGCAACGCTTCCGCGATATCTTGTGAGAGTTTTTCTTCATTTTCAATTAGCTTGAAACGTCCCGTGGCTTCCGCAATGTAGAGGTCGCCTGCCGAGACTTTGAATGTCTTCATCAGTAGCTCCCCAAAGGTATTGACCAACTAAGCATTTGTTGCTTGATATTGTCATCCATAAAACCCGATTCGAGTTGTTTCTTCACAATGGATGCTACAATATAATCGTGCAATGCCTGCCGCCGGTACATTGAAGCCTCGTCAATACCACGCCTCAAATCTTGAGAAACCATGCTCACTTCAGGGACGTCGGCCCACGTGCTGAATTGTAGCTGCTGTTCGATCTGCGAGTATGCGCTCAGTGAATTGTCCAACTCGTCCAAAGTTTTCTTACTATCATTGATTTCTGCCTGCACTACAATGGACATCAATTCGTCGCGGTCTTTTTGCCGTGAGGCATCCGTCGTTGACTTGCGCAAGACGGCGCTCAATTTTGAACGCAAACCTTGTTCCAGCGTAATAATATACGCCTCGAAATCCATACCAATTTCCTGATACGCACTCGCTGACGCATTCCAAAAGGAAGGGCGGGGATCTTGGCGACGGAGCGAAATTTGCTTCTGCTGCGAATCTGTCAGTGTAGGCATGAAAACTCCCAGGTCTGAACATTCCTATTGATATTTTAATGGCGAAGGGCATTCAGAGAGGAAGGGGGTAGGGTGCGCCCTTCGGAGCGGGCACCACGGCGCTTATGGAAGTCGGTATTCTCGACAGCGCCTCGCTGATCGCGCTAGTACCGTAGGTGGAACAAGGGCATGCACTCTTGACAGAAAGCGCGGCTACGCGATTTGGCAAAATAGAAACCTCGGTGCGCAAGAGGTTAGCGGATTTTCCTGATTGTTGCATCAGTGACACAGCAAACAAACAAATGGATTGAATTTGGTTTATCAGTTCATCAATGGGATTCGGCAAATCAATAGTCTTCAGACAAGGCAATTGCGGTATGTCATTTCCCAAAAGACTCGTCAGCATGCAGGATGACTGACATAGCATTCCGACAAGCGATGAAATCAAATTGTTAAAGGAGTTCAAAAATTCAATGACTTTATTCATAGTTTGCTTAACCAAGTCAAACAAAAATCCCGCGCTCAAATCGAGGCTGGCTCCAAACAAACAGGCAGGCACGCCGGGAATTGTCAAACTGGCTGTCGCCGAAAGCAAAGTTTCCAAATCGCGGAACATGGTTCCCCATGCTGAAAAAATCGTTTTGATCAAAACTTGCATGCGTCCACAGGTGGCTTGCAAAATAGAAGCTGTTGCTTTAAGGGCTTTGTCCACTAGGTCACTGTATGCGCCATAAATATCAAGGTCAGATGGCGGGATAGATGCCAATTGCCTTGTTTTATCAGAAAAGCCAAATGTGGAGTCGAAATCAATATTGCGCACCAACAAAGAGGCAGGGCTGTCAAGAGTTTTCTGCCCGCCCAAAACCATCTGCCCGTCGCCCAAACTGCTGCCAAAACTCTTCACGTTGGCATCGGCATCCGTTCCTGTGAAAACTGCCGAATTTTGCGAAGCCATGATTGAATCCAATGTAGAATCCGATAAAGAAGATTTGTCCTGCGTTTTCACAACCGTCGTTGTTGTCGTCGTCACTTTGCTTCTACTGTCACTCACCGTCGTGGTAACGTCCACGATCTGCACAACACCGGGTGTCACCTCGTTTCGAGAGGACTGCGTGGTAGTGCCCACAACGTCGTTGACACTTGCGGACTCGGTCTTAACCTGCGTGCTAACACTTGTGCTGACACCGGGAGCTACGGCAGCATTACCGTCAACGGTGCGCGTACTCTTGTCGATATAAAAACTCAGCATCTCCGCTGTAGCAGGTGCCAAAAGAGGCGTGATTGTTTCGGCAAGAACAAGCCCACCCAAATATGAAATCAGCAAAAATAATCGCAATCGCGTCTCGGTCACGCTGTCGTCGGTCGGGTCACGCTGTGTAGCAAGCGCACTATTGCGACAAACATGCGCCATTGCCTGCGCTTTGCCGATATAGTCAAAAGGGCGGTCGCGCAGGCTGTTGCTTATTTTGGTTGAGCCAGGGCGTGAACGTATGCGCACTGTGAGATACCGTAACAAGTCACTGGACTGTTTTGTCAGATCAACACCGGCAAGATCCGCTCGCCAATCCAATAAATACTTGACGCGTTCTGTGCCAAATTTTCCTTCCAAATTACCAATTAGTTCGCGGTCTGGTATTTTGGACACGCGCATATTCATCAATTGCTGTGCGCTCTTTATGGACATTACAACGTCGGACATATTTGCAGGTATTCCGCCGTAGGCACGCGACAGTAATTGCAGAATGCGATCCAATTCAAATTCTAGTAGATCGAGTTCGCTAACAATTGCTTGAAGTGCTTGACCAGAAAAACCAAGATTCAAAAAACGTGCAATAGTGCCTGTGTCAGTAGGCGTATAGTCAATAGAAAACACGTTGATTTCAACTGCGGCCATATCATACTTTTCAGATATTTTCCACAGGGGAACATCGTGATCAATGTAGGAACGAACGGGAACATATGCGATGCCTTGATTGTCCCACCAAACATCTTGTGCTTGCAATTTGAATCCAAGGCGTGCTTCAATCGACGGGAGTGTTTGCCGATTGCCGTCTATCGGTTTGAATTGTGCAACGGTAATTTGACTGTAAACGATAAGATGCTCACCGGATCGCATTGCACGCACGATTTCTTGAAACCTAGAATAGTCGCGACCCACGGCCAAATAGAGCCGCCGATAGCTTGCGAAATTGTTGTCGCCGCTATCGGCAAGCACAGTGCCAAAACAATTTGCGATGCCTAATGCTGAAAGGCGCTCGTTATCGTTCTCTTCACTTATCGACGGACGTGGAAAAGTAGCACCGCCCGCTGTACCCGCGCCGCCACCCACGCTAACACTTGTACCACGGCGAACAACGGCAGATGGTGTGTCGTCAGAGCCACCGGGGTCGCCCGAAGTTTGCCCACCAGTGCCAAAACCACGGCTAGGCGGTTTTGTCATTTTAGGTGTGCCCATAGACGTCGCAAAAGATTCCAAACCACCAAAGATGCTTCTTTTCAAATAAGCGTCAAGCGCGTCCAAAGCACCTTGAATTTGAAGTTCTGCTTGTGAAACGTCAAGTGTCTGCACAAGATTGACAAGGTCATTATAGGTTGCAAGAGCGTCTTTGTTGATGTCATTAACAATGGCACCAAAATCAAGATCGTTGCCATGCAAATCACAATTATGAATTTGTCGAGAGTCTGCCATGCTACTACCCCACAGGTGCAAGAGGGTTGAGAAGGGGTTGAGGACCGCTAGGCGGTGGAACCATATTCATTCCCGTCGTGGAACACGTCAGCGTAAGAAACGCTGTCCTGAAGGCATCGGCAAAAGCGTCAGCGTTTTCGGCGGGCGCTATACCTGTGATTGTCGCAATGAGTCCGGCTTTCGCCGCAGCTATGCTTGCAGCGTCTATCAAGGTTGCGGGTGTAGGCGCATAGGTGTTGGCAGGTGTAGGTGGCAAACCAACCGACGCTCCGGGCAGCACAGTCATAACTGATCCTAGTAAACCTTGCTCCCACGCATTCGCAAAGTTATTAGCACCCTCCACGGCGCTATCTACAAACGTCAAAAGTTCCAAAGCTGACTTAAATGCAGCGATGCCAAAAACGAAGTTGGATGGGATAGTTTTGATGGTTAGTATTTCCAGTTTTCCAGTCGTCAGTGACGACACGGCATTTGCCAAATTGAGCGCCCACGAGGTATTTGCCACCTTCGGCAAGTCGTTGAATGTGGAACTCCAAGTCGATACGGGGTCAAGCATGGATGCCTCACTTTGTTTTCGTTATAAGGGATAAGTGAGATCCCGGTGGCACATCGAAAGTCGCCGCTTGGACAGGTGGGCCTGAAGGTCCGACCGCCGTAGGATGCGTGTGCATAGTCAGCCACGTTTTGAACGCAGTGCCTTTGATAACCGCTTCGGTCGCGCCGTCACCTAGTTCAATTGCAGGCGATTCAATAATAGCTTTTGACACCGCAGTGACTTTGACAGATGAACTTGTCATGTCCACAATGTTGTTATTTTTGTCCTTGGCTTTGATGCCGTCACTGGTCATCTCAGCCACGTTCTTATTTGTGTCGGTTATTGTTATGCCGTCCGAAGTCATCTCCACGGTATTCGCACTTAGGTCAACAACCTTAACGCCCGCGTCATTTGTATCTATTTTGTTTCCGCTCGTATCTTCAATATGGATGGATGCACCGTCGATCAAAATCTTGGCACCATTGATATCAGCGTCCCACTTCTCTGCTACTTTCAAAATCCACGAGGAGTCATACGTTTGTTCTACATCCCCGGAAACAACTTCCGTCTTGCCACCGCTAACAGTTTCAATCCAATTGTTGTCAACTGTGATATTGTAGTCCACACCAATTTCGATTTGATGCGTTCCTTTTGGCGTGCGAAAAATAAAACCAGTGGTGGCACCTTCAGGCAGATCTACGACAAGATTTCCCTCTTCGTCAAGCTGAAACACAGCTTCTTCGCGCTCGCCCAACACGCTTGCGAGAGCGCCGCCAACGGTGTAATAGATTTTCTTCACACGCAAAGGTTTGCCCGTGTCTTCGCATTGCTCTATTTCGCCAGTCTCGTCAAAAACGTGGCCAGACCGCTCCCAAAAAAGAGGCTTGCGCTCACCGTCAAGCAAATGGATCATATGTTCACGTGCAAATTTATTCTTGTATTTGCACCATGTTTTCTTGTAATAACTATCATCCGTGGACCTAAAAATAACGCCAAGACGTTCTTCATCGTACAACTTATTGGCCGCATGAAAATGCAACATGCGTCGATGCACAGGAGCCTTTTCATAAGACTCCATTCGGTCTTGTGACATTCCATGCTTTATTACGCCAGCACGACTGTCTAGCACAGCACGATTTCCCCAAAATATCTGTGACAGTCCTGCACTGCCAACGTCGTGCTCGCCACTAAATAGGGGGCGATAGGCTTCAAACTTGTTCGCGGCGGGTTCGGCGGGTTCAGTATCGCTGCTAAGACCTAACGCGCTAGACAACGCAGATGCCGCTTTAGAGGCAAGAGAACCTATAATCGATCCTTGTTCAGTGTCGTCGGCTTTGTACCGCTGCGCACGACGGCTACTATTGCTATTTCGGTAGCCCACGACTTCTTGAACTTTTGTGTCCGCACGTATCTGCACAAGAGCCACAAGAGAGTTGTCGGGCATGCTACGCACCCAACTACTATTTCCCTGATACGGGTGCAGCACGTTGAAATTGCGCATTCCAAATGGCCCTTGAAGCGTCATGGTGTCAGACTCAGGACTGACGGTTTTAATCACGCATTCAAAAGGCGCATCGTTCAAACCTGTGCGGCTATTTTCCATTTTCTTTGAACGATTTTCTTGCTGAATCCACGTCTCGCCCATTAGCTGCCTCCCTTAGTGGAACTCCCAACACCGCTATTTATGGTCGCATTCTTTTTCTTGTCGTAACCATAAAGCGTATTGTAGCTAATCGGAACAGACTCGCCGCCCGTTATGAAACGAAATTTTCCATTTGTGTCCATGCGGCGCAAATAGCGCATGTCAACATTTGTCTCGGCGCGTTCATGAGTCGTCAAAGAATCTGTCACAGCAGTTGTCAAGCCTATGGCGAAACGAGTGCGGTGATACAATGGTTTGTTCGGCAATATAAAAGGTCGAAAGGAAAAGGTTACGCCTACCTTATTGGCATCCGACAATCGCTTTTGCAATTCAATGTAACCGAGGCGAACCAAAGTGTCAGGGCGGTCACAAAAAGGCAGCGGGTGTGTTTGCATGTTCACGCCAACACGTCGCGCTAAATTAGTAGACCCAACAATCGCTCGTGGCTGTAAACCCTTTGGATACGTGTCATTTGGGTTCACTTCCTTCCAACCAATATTACCTGTCACACAAATTGCGGTGACAACCTCGCCACTGTCCTCGTCCAAAGAACCTGTTTTTGCATGCTGGTCAACGGTGAGAACGGTGCGAAACTCGCCAAAATCACTTGGGCTAAAATCGTACATAGGGAACTCAACGATGACGTCACCGTTGCCCGCCGTCCACCATTGATAGTCAATACGATTGCACAAGTCACAAATAGAATCGTACCGCGTTGTCCACTCGCGGGTATCGCTACCGCCTTTCGCGTGTTCAAACTCTACAAGATTGGCGGCACCCGTGCCTGAAGACGGTAGCAGCATGTGCATCAGTCCGCTGATTGGCCAGTATTTAGCACCGGGATAAGTCTCGCGCCCAATTGCGTCTATTTCGGAAAAAGACAAAAACCTTTTTTCCACGCCCAAGAGACAAATGGCATACCAGTCTTCTAGCGTTTTGCAGGCATCATTTCCCTTGAGTGTTCTCGCGTCCACAAATTTGACGTTTACGCCCTTTTTGAATTGGCCAAGTCCATTCCAGCCTTCAGCGCTATTCCCTACAATTAAGTCAGACATTGCATTTTCAAATCTTTTGTTTGCCAAAGGATTTGTGAAAGCATTCGGTCTATCCAAATCCCGAAAGAAGGAATCGGGATCTTTTAGCATCTGTTCTTGCACTTGTATGCCAACGGTGCCCACAGCAATTTGGTTGATACGCATGCGCTGTGCCAACGCCTTAATGCAGTACGCGGTAATTCGCAGTGTTTGCGATCCCATAACGTAGTCTTCATCGGCAGGCTTAGAGTCAATAAATCCCGTGAATCGCCAAAACCACTGATCCGATTCCGTCAGAGGATTGTGTATGGCAATGCGAACGGGGTCATTCTTTGTGAAAATATTGCCGTACACGTTAAGTGGATATTGCCGCACGCCCATGCTGTCAGGAGGATTGTTACCGTCGTCATTTTTCCAATCATAAATACGATTCTTGATAGCCTCGCTGTAAGCACCTTCTTCGGACATTCGCCAAATAGGTTTTATCTTTTGTACGGTGCCGTCGTCAGAAATTACCATGCCGAGATTTTCAGGTGTCAGCAAAAAACGGTCAAGCGCATTGTCGAGATCAAAAGACGCGGTGTTGAATCCGTCACGATCACATATAGTGATGCGCACGTCGCCTTTGACGTAGGGAGTGACACGCTCCCCGAAAATATAAATCTCATAGTCTTCAAAAAAGTTTTGATGCTGTTGTTCAGCAAAATTGACTATTACAGCCACATAGAACTCACTTTTTCAAGAAGGTTTCTACATGCGCCTTCACGTTATCGGGTGTAATAATCGCGGAAGTGCGCTCCACAACCTGAGCAAGTGTATGATTTTTTGAATTGATGGTTATCACAGGAATCTTGAAAATGTGCGCAAGCGTCACGTCAAATAAGGCTTGTCCAAAACCGGGGAAACTGAAATCAGCCAAAACAAGACTGGATCGCAACAACCAATATAAATCGCGAAAAACCATTGCCGACGCTGAAATCCGCATGTCGCCGTCCTCAAACTTTTGGACAACGTCTTTACGCGGCAAGCACAAGGCAGGATCTAAACCAAGACTGATAACGAAATCGATGCCGACTACTGTGTCGAGATCCGGCACGTCTTTCTTGAATAATGCGATGGGCGTCGGACTGCCAATATCATACACAAAAGCATCGGCAAGCGACGCTGCCTGAAGCACGTCCAACCACGCGGGCTTAACAGTCGAGAAGTTAGCCGTGCAGTAAATTATCTTCATTCATTTTTCCTTCCCGAAAGTGGTGGTGCCATTAGCTGATCGATCATCAATGTAACGATCTTTTCCTCGTACTTTGCCAAGCCCAAGCCGTAACAAAGGGAGCGAATTTGTGTAACACCGATCATCTTTTGAACAACACCGCTAAATCTCTTTTCGTCAAAATCAACCTCGAAACCATTGTCGGCAAGATGCTGTTTAATGGATCGCAAGATACGGTCGAGACCCGCTTGTTTGCGAAACCCGTCAAGCAGGACTTCCAAAAACAAGTCGTCCCAATTAGGCTCTTGAACGTCGAGCGTGGTGGCAACAATCTTTTTCTGCACCCATTCCGTGCAGACTACATTGAAGCCGAGCTTCCGACAACTCTTCTTAGTACCGTCGTCTTGCGTCCACTTCTTGCGATACCATTTGCAGTCTTCACACGTCTTGGTTTCCACGACCGCCGCCCTCCCCGGACATACGCACAAGCTCCAACGCTATTTCTTTGATACTGTTCAACGTGAAATGAGTATCACGCAGGTTGTCCAACACCATTTCTGCTTTTTCCAACAGCAAGTCAACACGCATCAAGTAATTGGTCAAGGGTGTCAACACGTCGTCAATTATTGTCGAGCGTGCGCCTTCGTTCTTATACCGCGATAATTCGTCACCCCAATGTTTGAAAATGTAGGCTTCGCAGGTTTTTTTCAAACGAAGAACAGTTCGCTTGCGCTTCACGCACGACAGAAAAATTTTACGAGAACGATCTTTGAATGCTTGCGTTTCTTCAAAGAGCGATGCCAACTCATACAGATCCTTCTTGCCCATAAAACCTGTGGGGATTCGCCGTTGCTCGTTACCCTCTTTGTCAATACGACTCGCCACGTAGTACATGTCTAACTCTTTAGACAGCGTTTTGTCTAAGTGATACTTGTCGCTTTTCAACTGAGCGAAGATGTCCAACAAAAATTTGTCATCCTCGCGAATTTTATCCCACTGCACGGGTTGCGGTTGAAACTGATATTCGATGCACGCCTGTGATTCGGGAGTCACACCGTATTTGTCGCTACATGTTTTCCCGCGAAACGGAGTTACCCGCCATTTGCAAGTGCTACACTTCAGGGATCGATCATGGTGCGCTTTCGGTTTCACATACGCCATAGCAGCCTCATTCAGTCTTAGGTTAAGCGTTCTGCGTCCCGTTTGCGCACAGTACATAAAAACTCAGTCAAACGGGATAGGACGCGGACGTATGAATCATTGTACAAAACAGTCATCTTTTTGGACACATCCCCGCCGTAGGTGACAAACAAAACAGTCGAAGATGTCCAAGATAGATAACGAGGGGAAAATAATATCTCGTAACCGATCACGGATTTGTTTTCCGTCGAAAGCAAATACAGGTGCATCCCGGAAGCGGAGCAAACCTCTTTTTCCAAGATAGGTGCCACGGTATCGCACACCTTCAAAACATAGCGGGTTCTTGCTTGTTGCACCCACAAAAGCGTCGGTAGTGCTAACCAGTCGCGCATAAATTACCCCTGCGAAGTGAGAGGGAAAATGTACCGTGTGTCGTCACTGCGAATAACCGCAGAGGACTCCAAAATAGAAATGTCTGCGGTGTCCGCCTTGATGATCTGCAAAATTCCAACAAAGACGTTGGCGCTAATCAGAATTGCATTCTTCTCTTTGACAGCTATCTTAGCATCCTTGATTGCGACCTTATGGCGCACAGAGCCGAAAGGCAGCTTGGCACTGCACACCATGTTGCCCTTGTCGTCAAAGGACACCGCAATAGTGATGTCGTCCAAAGCCGTCTTTCCAAGATTCATCATGTCGCCCAAGGATTCAATGGCGTCCTTGACCACGATTGTAAACGATGCCTGCGCTTTTTCCCGCGAGGTAACGTCTTTTATCGTCTCGTTGACGTTGAAAACTTCGGATTGACTGCTTGGATAATAACAATCAAAATCGCTTGTCTTGAAACGCATGGTGCCATTGGCAAAACCGAACTTGAACGTGTCGCCGTCCACGTAGTCTAGTATCATTTCAAGAATACGATGCGGAACAATTACCTCGCACTCGGCCTCGTCTTCAAAGGTCTTCTTGCAGTACATTCCGGTGTAACTGTCATTGGTATGCAAGAAAAAAGAATTGTTTTTAATGACCACTTTCACACAGCGCGTATCGTCTGTGGACGGGATTCTTGCGCAAAGCAAGGCGGTGCGCAAAAGTTTGGTAGGCAGTTTTGTGAGTTTCTTGATCTCTTTGATTGGCCGATTTTCCTCGATCAGCGTTGCTTCAGTCTTGGTCTCGAAGTGACCTTTGAGCAAGCCTGCGGAAAAACATAGACCGTCTTTGCCAATAAAAAACTTCACCTGCTTTGACCGAAATCGCAGGGAGGCAAGCCACTCATTGTTTGTTATGACCTCGCCAGCCTCTTCAACTTCAGCGGGACAACTGACCGACAAAAATCTACCATCTTTTCCTGCACAAAATTCTACGGTGCCCTCGGATGCCGTCAACGACACCGGAGTGCCCGCGCCTTTCGAGACAAGCACCTTAGAAATCATGGAAGCGATGCGCTTAAATTGGTCTGATTCAATACTGACTTTCATAAGATCTCCTAACCGTTTCTCTCATTTTACAAGTAGAACAAACTGCTCTTGCCAAGAACTTTGACACATTCATATTTTCGCAAGAAGAATCGCAAGAACTCAGAATTACCGGCGAACTGATTTTCCGTAAAATCCAATTTTTTGTTGAGTTTTGTCAACTTGTGCATGGCTTTAATCTGTTCCACGTGCGCCAATAGGACATCCTTATTTTTGCCCGCTGGCATCTTTACAAGCAAGTCTTTCAGCGTGCCGTCACAGTCGTAAAAGGCTGTCTTCACTTTTTGAAACAAATAAGGGATGCAAGGAATGTTATCACTCTTGTCACCACGGATAGCCTTGTACAATGATATTTTCTTGGCGTCAGAAAAAGCTAGACCAAACTCTTCACGCATGGCGTCTTCGGTAACAACGTCGCGCTCCCCTATCGAAACGTGACGCATGCGCAAAAGCTGCCACATGTCCTTGTCGGTACTCACAAGACGGATTGGCACGTCGCGATACTTTGCGCAGAAACTTGCCATCACGTCGTCGCTTTCCTCACCCTCGGCAAAAATCATGGTGCAAGGTATGTAAGATAACAATTTGATGACGTCATGCACAGGATGAAACTCTTCAGTAAAAGTGTCCGGCAAATATTGCTGAAAACTTTTTCTATTCGGACGACGCTTGTAATCTGCGTACAGTGCGTACTTCCACGCTGGATGCCTGTCTAATGCAAAAACCAGCGCGGTCGGCTCCCGAATCTGGTCACGCACAAAGGCTTGGAGCTTCATGATAACACCATGAATATGCCCAACGGGGTAGCCGTCCGAACGTGTAAGACCCATCAAGCCTTTTTGGAAAAAACAGCGCAAGGCCAGATTGGAAGTGTCCCACAGCACGATTTGCGAAGCCTTGTGAATCGGTACGAGTTTCATAAAATCCTCATGCGTCGTTAGCGGATGCCATATCAGAATCGTCTGTGTCATCGGCGTCGCGTCCCGACACACTCATATGGGCAAAGTCTTCTACCATAAAAACATCGAAAGTTTTTTGATTTCTTGCCTTCGTTTGCTTGATCGTAAAAAAGTGTGTTTCCTTTTCCTTGTCGCCCATATGCCAAGACCACACGTTGTTGCTGTTCTCAACAATGGCGCGAGCATACTTCACTTTGTCGTCTTCGTTCAACTGCGCAAGCAACACTATGACAGAACCAATGGCATTCGCAGCGATCTTAGCGTAGCGGGCACTCTCGCCAAGATTCTGCGCTTGATTCTGATTCGTTTTGTCTTCAGGATCGAGAAGGTTGATCATGTCGATGAAAATAACATCGGGCTTCAGCGGTGCAATGGTGTTGACAATATTGCTCAACGAAACACTCTCATTGGGCACCCACACGTTGAAAAACGTGCCCTTATCCTGCCCGTATTCCTCGAACTCTTTCCACTTGCGACGAATGAGCTTTTCTTGTTTTATTGACAACTTTTTCAATAGTACCTGCGAAAAGTCCACGCCGGATATATTGGAAACGATGCGCTCGTACACTTCTTCGGTACTCATTTCCATTGACACGTACACTACCTTGAAGCCTGCACGGTATTGATTGATCGCTACTTGCAAGCCCATAACGCTCTTACCGCCGCCGCTATTTGCAGCCAACGTCACAAGGCTGCCACGACTCCAACCACCATTCTGTGAATCAAAAGACGGTATGCCGGTTGGTATAAATTTCTTTTTTGTGGGATCAAGAATGCGGTCAATGATAGGGCGACTGGTGCTACCCTCACCGATTGTTTGAATATTATCATGGTCAGTCGTCAACGCGCTCTTAACATGCTTGTCTAATTTTTTGATTACTGCATCCAACGTCGCGGAATCCACGTCCTGCGATTTCAGGATTTCAAGTGCTTCCTTGGCACCGTCGTGAACGCTGCGAATACGACGATAGTCATTAAGAACTTGCATCAATGACATTGCGTCGTTGCCGTTCTCAATGGAATTGAGCTTAGACGCCAAAACATTGCGGGCGCTATCACTCAATGCTGGATCATCTTTCAAAAGATTTCGCGAAGGTAAAGCTTTTCCAGACTTGATCAAGTTACGCAAGCGTTGGAAAATTTCTTTTGTTGGCTCGTGACCAAAATGAGCCTTCTTCAGCTTGCCAATCAAAAACGAGGAAACATCCTCTTCCGCATCGAGAACAGTGATCAAAGCACGGATCTCATGTTTTGTCGAACATAACTTCATATTGTTTGCACCTTGGTTACAACTTTAGCGTCATTTGCCGCTGCACAATGCGAAGTATCCCGGAAATATAAAGCGTAGTCGATGTCAATTCGCAAGGTCTTCTCAGCAAAGTCTATTGGATTGGTGCCACCACATACTACAATTGTTGGAATTTCTATCAGAGTCAAAAAGTCACGCACTGCGGAAATACGACTAGGCATGGAATCCGTTGTCACGTTGTAAATGACCGCAAAAGTCAGGTCTTTCAAACGAGGCGAATGCACGTCAATACACGCCGAATTTAGAAACGACACCCCGTTCACAAGCTGCGGTTGTCTCCGTAACGCGGCTTTGACAATATTGACAGCCACAGTCATTGCGGCATCGTCCTTCGGCGCAGAGGCTAATAAGATGCGCACATGTCGCTTTTCTCTAAGGTCGATCTTCATCAAATCAACAAGCAGGGCATCTTGGTCTTTTGCAGACACGGCCACTTTTGTATCCACCGAAGGCGTGAAGCGCAGCGTACTAGGGATCACTGTTTGCACAGGCCAATAGCGCCGAGGCATTTCGATTGCACGCCAATAGTGGTCTAGCTTCATTCACGACTCCCTTGCCTGACTATGAACACGTTCAGCAATAGCTTTTACAGCGTGCGCGACCGCACCAACATCCAAGTAGAAATGGATCGTCGGCATGGGCTTTCCCTCATAGGGAGTTCGGATACGTGCAACCTCTTGGGTGTAATTATGCACGTTGGCTGTCGGAGTCCCAATATGGATGCTATCCCACCACGTCACGTCAATGCCACGTTGAATCAATTTGCGAATAGCAACAACAACGCGAATTTCACCGCGCTTGGCTTTCGCAAAAAGTTCTTTTCGATTCTTCATGCCTCCCCAAAAAGTTTCAGCTTCGATGTCGTCATTCTGCAATAGACGAGTCATCAACTGAGCATGAGCTACACGATCTGTAACCAAAACAACCCACCTGCCAAGCGCAACGTCACGCTTTACGCGGTCAAGAATAAAATCGGTGCGCTTTCTGTCTTTGGTTATCCGGTTAATGTAGGTTGTCCATTGAGCAAACTTGCCCACCTTGTACCCCGTATAGTGATACGTGACTGCACATGGGAGTTGTTTGCTCTTACCCTTGACAGTGACAGGACCAAGAATGTGATTGGCTATGACATGCAATTGATCTTTTCTTTTATCGGTGCCCGTAGCACCAAAACGGTATTTGGCACTGAAGCCGTTCACGACCTTGTGAAAACATTTAGCGGCAGCTTGGTCACACTCGTCAACGAACACAACACCAAAAGCATCACGGTACTTTTTCACAATTTCAGGATGCCGAATGAATTTCTGGTACGTCACAACGGCGATCTGCAAACTATTTATGTCCGACCATTTTTTGATCCAACCAATGTAGGTTTTCTTATCAGCGGCTTCCAATTCTGAAATATTCGTAAAATCGCGAAACGCAACAATGAACTGGTCTAGCCACTCGCGTTGCTTTGCAACAATGAGAACTTTTTGTTTCAACTTACACGCTATGCGAGCGAACATTACAGTCTTGCCGCTGCGAGGTGCGCTCTTGATAGTACCGTATTTGTATTCCATCCACTCGCGCACAGTGTCGCGCTGATTGGGCCACAATTTTTTATTTCCCCATTTCAAGTCTATGGTCAGGGGAACTTCAGCGCGGTTGTCCTCAATCGTAAAACCGTTGAACACCTCGTACAATTTTCCAAGGTCGCCGCTGGCAAATGAATGCCAGCCACCGCCATGTTCTTTGTAAAAGCGAAGAACTGTCGGCTCGAAACGACAACCACGACAAGCGGCGGGGTCGTCATTGCCACATTCGTTGCACGTCTGCTTGTTGATAAAAATGCGGCGTGTAAATGCCCGCAACATTTTTTCGGTGACGTACTCTGACGGCACGTATAAACGATGCGACAAAATCGCTACAGGCTTTGACATACAGCCTCGCACGTGGGCGCAAAAGACACAATTTTGTGATCCACAAGATCCTGAACGTAAATACTCTTCAGATATTTTTTCAAAATTGTGCCTACATAAGAGTGCTGCACTGTGACTTCATTTTCAACGGCACATATGAGTTCCCAAACAGACAATTGCATCGGTCCAAAATAAAAGTAGCCGCCCATGCGACCGCGTGAGGAAGCTACAAAGCCACGCTTGACTAGCGCACAAAGAATTGATCGAATAAAATCCTCACAGCAGCAAACACCGTCTCGTGCCAAAACAGGCAACAAGTTGGGAAATTGAATGCCGGATTCATTTTCCAACAGCAATTTAATAATCCTGATAGCAATTTCTGTTTTTTCAGTAAGACGCATATACTGACCTCCGAGCTAATGTCTTTTACAACAAATGAAAAAGGGATGCCGCGTTAGCACCCCTCGGAGGTAAGCACCTATGGAGTATATGACTAAGGCAGGGCATCCAGGAAATCGTAGAGATCCTTGGTACAGACGTAACCAATAACCTCTTGGTTGATAGCATAGTCGAATTGCGTGTCGCCTTCAACCCTCTTGTGTGCTTCCGTGTTCAGCACTTTGATAATAACATTGATAGGCATCCCTGACGTGGGATCGCCGCGAGTTCCCTTGCGCTGAATTTCCAGGTCGTTCGGGCGCTCGCTTACACCAAGAACGTAGTCAAACATGCGCTCAGGATCTTGCAAACAAGCATCGTCTGTGCGTTCCAAAAACTCGTAGGTTGGAACACCGATCTTGAGAAGCAAGGTTTCCATAAGGGTTTTGCCTACGAGTACGCCTTCGACCTTCTCGCCAACGACCTTGAGCTTGTCCACGATAAGGTAGTAGGGATACGAAACCACGCCCGTATTCAACTCGCGAAATCGCTG